GACTTTAATGATGCTGATAATGAAGTAACTATAGATTCCTTTATGACAGATATGAAAGTTATATTTGCTAATCCTTTATATTTAGGACCACGTAAAGTAGCTAAATATTTTGGAAGTAAACCAGGAAAAGGAAGCCCAATCAAGATTAATTTAGGTAAAATAAATTTTGGTAAATTTGCATAGGAAATTTTAAATGCTTACACAATTTGAATTATATTTACAGGAAATAGAAGAGGAAAAAAGAAAGAGCGAGGAAGAAGAAGTAGATTTCTTGTATACTCCCGATGACTCTTATTCTGAAAACCCTGAAGGTTATGATACTTTTATATCTGAACCAGACTTAGAGCAATCTAATGTAGAGTCTATTCGTTCAGGTAAAAAAACTCTAACTCAACTTAAAGAAGCTCCAGAGTTTGCTGACAAAGCCGCTAGATTCTTAGATGGTATTGGTAGCAACGAGGATATTTTTGAGTACCTACGAGACTCTGAGTATAGTTTAAGTTCTGCTATTGCACGTTCTTTTCAAACAGGTAACTGGACAGAAGAACAAAAGCAAGACTATACTTATTTAAGAAAAGAGTTTAACAATGCAGAAATAGGTAATTGGAAAGAACGCTTTAAAATGATAGCTGATGTTGGTGTTGATGTGGTTGCTGACCCATTAAATATTCTTACAGCTTTATTTGCAATACCTACTGGTGGTCAATCAATTACAGCCAGAGCCGCTTTAGGTACTGCGGCACAACAAGGCGTAAAACAATTTACTAAGTCACAACTTAAAACTAAAGCTTTAAAGGAAAGTGCGTTGTTCGGTGCGGCTGAAGGAATGGCGTGGGGTGGATTACACAATTACTTTATCCAAGATATTGATATAGATTTAGGATTACAGGATGAAATAGACTTTACAAGCTTACAAGCTTCTACATTATTAGGTGCTACCTTTGGTGGTTTATTAGGAGGCGGTGTACGTGCGGCTACTTATAACAAAGCTTTAAAGAAAGCAGAAGAAAAAGCGGCACTTAAAATAGATGACTCTGTAGATAATGTTCCTGTTACTGACATGCCAGAAGGTCACCAACAGTTAGAATTTAAATTTAGTAACGAAGATGTAATTAATGATGTTGCTGGTGCTAAGACAAGACAAGAAGTTCTTGAAGATTCTAGATTAGATGATGCTGTATCAGAGCCTTTAGAGATGAACAACTCTGAAAAGGCTAAAGATTTTTTACATCGTACTATTGCTAACACAGTGGGTAAACCAACAACAGCCTTTTTATCTCATATTGACAAATCACCTTTATTAAAAGAGTTGCTTGGTAAGTTTAGGTATGACTACGACAGTACTCTTACAAGTCAAGGTGAAAACATTGTTAAGAAAGATTCTTATGGTTTAGCTCTTGGTCGTAGAATGGGTATGTATAATTTTGGATTAGCTAAATCTTTAAATCTTTTAGACAGAGTAGGCTTTAGAGCTAGATTAGCTACAGACCAATCTGAAGCTATGAATTTTTTATTAAGAGATAAAAAAATTGTTTCTACTAAAGCACAAGCTGTAGATGGTAAAAAGTGGATTAGAGAATTAATTGGTGAAGAATACGAGGGGATAAAAATAACTCAAGACCTTGCAGTTTCTTATGGTGGTACAGTTACTAAGACTGGAATCAAATTTGATGGTAAGTCAGGCATTAGAAATTTATTAGATAAAACATATGATGATTTAAATGCTGAAGGATTATTTAAAGCTAACACAATAAATAAAGGTGGTTTTATGCCTCGTTTATTTAATTACACAGCTTTATCTAAACAAGAAAATAGAGCAAAGTTTGAAGAACTTTTAATTGAAGCAGGTCATGCCAACCCTTTAAACACAATAGATGAAATTACTATTAAAACATCAGATGATATTAAAGTCACAGGTATTAAAGAAGATGCTGTGGGTATTGATGAAGAAATTTTTGGGGTAGATTTTTTAAAGCAAGCTGGTGGTGATTTAGCATTAGCTCAAAAAAATAAAGCTAACCGTATTGTTTCAGATATGTTACAACAACGATGGACACCTTTTGAAATTAAAATGATGACTAAAGATAAAGTTGTCGGTGACTCAGCAGGTTATTTACAAGCTAGACGGTTTACAAATATTGATGATAATAAAATTGCTTTTGTTTTAGAAAATGATACACAAACAATCTTAGAAGATTACTTTACTAATGCGGCTAGAACTATTGAACGAAAGAAATTCTTTGGTAGAAATGTTGTAGACTTTGATAAAAATCAACTACAACCTATTATAAAAGAATTAACAGATAGTGGTATGACCAAAACAGAAGCTGAAGATGTTGCTACTAGACTAACAAATATGCACAGGCGTGTTACAGGTATTGAAACTGATGCACAGTCTACACTTAAGAAAACTGCGTGGGCTAGAGGTGCGGCAGATTGGGGTAAACTTACCCAACAAATGGCTCATTTACCTTTTGCTACATTGTCAAGTGTAACAGAACCTTTCTTGCTTTTAAGCAGAGCAAACAAAGCAGATGCTCCACAGGTTCTTGCTGATATTGCAGGTGCTCTTGCAAAAGAAGGTTCAAGTATTGTTGATAGAAGTATTAAAGGTTTTCAACGTGGAGTCTTACGTAAAAGAGTTAAGGGTATAAAAGATATAGATGATGAAGCTTGGGGAGAACTTTATCAAACTGGATTAGCTTTAGAGCAAGCAGTACAAGAAAGAATAGAAGGATTAGCAGGAGAAGGAATGCATGGTCCTTGGGCAAAAACAATACAGCAAGGATTCTTTAAAGTTAATTTACTAACTCAATGGACAAAGGCAGTACAGCTTGCATCGTTTACTACTGGTAAAAGATTGATTAGGCAGAATGCTGAAAAACTTGCTACAGGTAAAGGTAATAAAGAATATCTTACCAAGCAGTTAGGTGATTTAGGTATTGATGCAAAAGAAGCTGTTAAATGGTATAATAGTTCTTTAAAGAAAGGGGTTTTTGATAATGAATTTGCTAGAACACAACCTTTTTATACAGAAAAAGTAACTTCAGGAGCTAACAGATTTGTTAAGGAAATTATTCTTAACCCTAGTACTGCGGAAGCTAACAGACCTTTATGGTTTTCTACTCCTGCGGCACAATTACTAGTACAGTTTGCAGGATATCCTACAGTATTTAATAATACTATACTTAAAAGATTTGCAAACGAAGCTGTTAACAGTCCTGCTCAGTCTCTCCCTAAAGTAATACCTACTGTACTATTGATGAGTGGAGTAGCTCATATAGGTAATACAATTAGAAGTCAAGGTGAAAACTTAAAAGACTACGAAACAGGTAGAGATAAAGATGATGGTACATTAATATTTGAGGCTGTGCGTAGATGGGGTGGTATTGGTCCTTTTGATTATGCCGCAAAGTATGATAATGAATACGACAGAAATGCAGGAACTTTAACATCTATAGCTAAAACTTTTGCAGGACCATTGCCACAAGACTTTATTGATGGTATACTATATAGAAAAAACATACCAGAAATATTAGTTACTAACGTGCCAGGATATGGTTTAATACCTGCTGACATAAGAAAAGAAATGAGAAGTGCGGCACGTGGTAAGACTAGTAAGACTAAGAAGTACAAAGCAAAACAATACGCAAGAGGTGGGTTAGTTATGAACGTACCTAACGTCAAGGAAGAACCTGACGAAATGATTAACAGGCAAACAGGGTTACCGTTTAACGCATCCTCAAAAGCCGTACAAGATTTGGAAGATAGAGAGTTGAAATCTCAAATGAAAGGATTAGGATTATGAATATAGAAGATTGTAAAGCAGATATTAAAAGGCACGAAGGCGAGGTCTTAAAAATATACGAAGATAGTTTAGGCTATAAAACTTTAGGCATAGGACATCTATGTCAACCACAAGACCCTGAGTATACTTGGGAAGTGGGTACGCCTGTAACACAAGAAGTTGTTGACTTATATTTTACAGATGATTTCAATAAACACTATCAAGAAGCGGCTCATATTTATGGTAGCATACCTTCTTTTAATAGACTACCTACAACTATCCAACATGTACTAGTCAACATGTGTTTTAACTTAGGTGGTACAAGACTTTCTAAGTTTAAGAATATGTTAAAGGCTTGTAAAGAAGGTAACTGGAAACAGATGGCTGTTGAAATGGAAGACAGTCGTTGGTTTAATCAAGTAGGTGGACGTAGTAGAGAACTACAAATGATGGTAATAGGAGTATCCGAATGAAGAATTTGTTAAAGAATTTAATAGGTGCAGTAGCTCCTACATTAGGTACTGCTCTAGGCGGTCCTATGGGTGGTATGGCGGCTAACATGATAGCTGATGTACTTGGGTGTCCTAACACACCTAAAGCCATAGAAAAGGCTGTAGCGGAAGCAACGCCTGAACAAATGTTAGAGCTTAAAAAAGCAGAGAATGCTTTTGAAATCCAAATGAAGGAACTGGACGTAGACGTATTTGAATTAGAAACTCAAGATAAGCAGGATGCTCGTGGAAAGTTTTCAAAGGATTGGACAGCAAGAATAATAGGCGTAACAGTTGTTGGAGGATTCATGGGATATATATTTCTCGTTACCCTACAACCACCAGAGCAAAACTCTGAAGCTCTTATTAACTTAGTGCTCGGCTACCTCGGTGGTTTAGCAAGTGCTGTGATTAGTTTTTATTTTGGTGCATCACATACTCCCGATAAATAGTGTCTGAAGTTGTAACCTTTATAACAGAAGTCGGATTTCCTATTGCCGCCGCAATGGGTCTAGGTTGGTTCGTGTCTAAACTTATCAACAGAATTATTGACGGCATGGAAACTAAACTAGATACACTAGATGAAAAGGTTCAAACAAGTTTAGATACTATGGAAGAGAGGGTATCTACAAAACTCGACAGCCAGTATGGTATTATCGTATCATTAATTGATAGGGTAAGGGCTTTAGATAATCAATCTATACGACAAGACGTACTTCTTAAAACTTTATTAGGAGTACCTAATTTAATTGACACAGACAAAATAGCAAAATCAGACAGAGAAGACCAAAGGAAAGATTAGTAATGTCAAAATTATGGAAAGTGTGGAAATATTCATTGGGTTCATTTAACGATGAAGATACAGCACCTGTAGAAAACCAAATTACAATTATACGAACTATTATTCTTTTAATTAATCTTGTTTGTGCTTGCTTGATTATGACTAATATTTTAAAAGGATGGATAGAATAAAAATGAAATTAAAACCTACGTTTAGAAGTTACAAATCAATACGAAACTGCACAATCTGTGTATTTTTTTGGTGTATGGTTGTAGTCTTTTATTCAGTACACAGTTTAGCAGACGAGCAAATATTTAAATTTAAAAGCCCTAGTTTTAATGGGAACAACACAAGCTCACACTACCTTACGATTGAAAATCAAGAGCACTCAAGAAAATTATCACTCAAGGCAGAACTCAAGGCTTTGCAAGATGAGATTGAAAGAGACAAAGAAAACACAACACTTGCTAGATTTGTAAGAAACTTAGAATCTAGAATTTATGCACAGCTTTCAAGACAGCTAGTAGAAAACTTATTTGGAGAGAACCCTAGCTCAGAAGGAACTATAGAATTAGAAGGTAATACCATTACATATAGTAGTGATGGTGTATATATAACCCTAACTATCACGGACTCAAATGGAGAAACTACGACTATCACTTTGCCTATCGGTACTTTTACTTTCTAGTTGTGCAGTCTTTAATGCTAATGACGATTTATTTTTAACAAAGAAAATACAACCGACATCAACACTAGACCTACAATCAGAAGAACTAAAGAACTTACCTGCGGCTAAAAACAAACCAACCATAGCTATATACCCTAATAGTTTTAGGGATATGACAGGTCAACGAAGAAGCAACAGCACGTTCGCTCTCTTTAGCACAGCCGTCACTCAAGCCCCTGAAGCATTTCTAATCAGGGCTTTTAAGCATACGTCCAACGGTAATTTTTTTAGGGTAGTAGAAAGAGTAGGTCTAGATGACCTTACAAAAGAACGTCAACTTATTAGGTCAACTCGAAAAGAATTTGAGGAAGAGAATAAGATGAAGCCTTTGCTTTTTGCAGGGCTATTAGTTCAGGGTGGAGTAATTAGCTATGAAGCTAATCTAAAATCTGGGGGCATCGGTGCACGATACTTAGGCATCGGGAATAGTAAATCTTACAGAGAAGATACAGTTACTATATCATTAAGATTAGTTTCAGTGTCTACAGGTGAGGTGCTTACAGAAACATTAGTATCTAAAAGTATTCTATCCACAAGTATTTCGCAGGACATATTTCGCTTTATTGAAACTGGCACTCAGCTAGTAGAAATAGAGGGTGGTGTGGCTGAGAATGAGAGTATCTCTATAGCTTTGCAAAAGGCAATAGAGTCGGGGGTTTTAAATATAATACATATAGGAATAGAGAGAGGCTATTGGGAATATGAATAAAATAATAATAATAACTGCACTAAGCATTTTGTCAACACTGACATATGCCGCAGACAACGAGATATACGTACAGCAAAGTGGGGCTACAGCTAATCTAGATTTAGAACAGCTTGGTTCGGCTAACATTATTGGTGGCTTACTATCATCAGCAGGGTCACTAACACCCTTTGATTTAGATGGGTCTACAATGACACTGGATGTAAATCAAATAGGTTCAACTAACTCTTTTTTAGGAGATATCTGGGCTGATAACTTTACAGGCTACTTTAATTTTGATGGAAGCAGTAATGCTTTTACCATACAAGTAGACCCTAACAACACATACGGAGCAGACGGTTCTAATGTTAATGTGCAAGCTACAGGAAGTAGTAATACATTTACACTAGACCTAGCAACAGCTTCTATGTCAAGTAACACTGATTTAGATTGGATTATCAATGGAGATAGTAACACAATTAATGTCGATATAGACTATGATGGTGCGACTAATTACATGGATATTGATGGAGATTCAAACACTGTAAACTTTGACGGTCAAGGTTATGCAGGTGGCTATTTCTACCTAGACCAAACAGGAAGCAGTAGAACATTTTCCATAAACCAAATGAGTACAAATGATAATGACTGGCTTAAAATACTTAGCACTGGCTCTGGTGGTACTGTTTGTGTCATCCAGAATGATGGCGGCAGTTCAGTCGGTTGCTAACGTAGGCAACATCACAGAGTTACAAGGGTCGGGTCGGGTAGTAAGAGATAAAGATTATAAAGCTTCTTTATCTTTAGATATAAATAGTTATGATAATGTCCAAACTTCTAATGGAAGGATTGGTATTACATTTTTAGATGATAGTCAAGTTCGTTTAACAGAACACTCTGAATTAATTATAGACGAATTCATCTATGACCCCGACCCCTCTAAGTCTAAGATGGCTTTACAATTTGCTAGTGGAACTGCAAGGTTTATTACTGGTAAGTTAGCTACAATAGATAAAAAAAACATCTTTATTAAAACGCCAAGTGCTACGATTGGAATTAGGGGTACAGACTTTACTGTAACCGTAGATGAACTCGGACGCAGTTTAGTTATCTTATTGCCTGACGATGATGGTCTGCCTAGTGGCGAGATTGTTGTTGCTACAGCTATGGGTCAAGTAATATTAAACAAACCTTATCAAGCTACTACAGTTTCTATGTTTGAGACTAAGCCTAGCAAGCCTGTTATCCTTGACTTGACGCTTGAGTTAATTGATAACATGTTAATTGTAAGCACACCACGAGAAGTAAAACAAAATGAGACAGAAGATGGAGGTGGCAGTGTTAATATTCTTGATGTTGACCTCCTTGAGTTTGATGATTTAGAGATAGACTATCTTGCAGAAGATACGTTAGAGTTTACAGAGCTTGATATAAATTACTTAGATGTTAATTTTCTCGAAGACCTATTAGACATCATAGAAGATGTTAATGAACTTGAACAAACCGAATCTCTATTACGGACTGACATAAATTTAAGAGGAACTCAAATGGGTTTTGATTCTAATACACAGATAAATACATTCTTAACTGACAATGTATTAAGTTTTTACAAAGTTCTAGAAGACACAGTAAGATTAGATGTAGATAGAAGTGGTAGCTATACTGTCCTGTTAGTACAGAATGGTAAGGGTACTCAGCTTGTTATTAATGGAGGAGGCGATTCTAGTATCACCATAAACCAAGGAGATTAAATGAGCTACAAAAGATTTATAAGATATAAGTACGGCTATCCTCTGTCTAGGGTAGGTACTTTACTCAACGTATGGGCATGACATGAAGTGGGCATTAACTTTACTAGGTATACTAACACTACCTTTACTATTCAACTCTGAACCTTTAGAAGTATTAAGGCTTAAAACCTTTGATGCTCTCGTAGAAACACCCCATGCTACTGGGCATTTTACAGTACTCAACATAGACGAAGAGACCCTCAATCAAGAAGGGGGTTACCCTCTACCACGCCAACGACTTGCAGAAATACATAAAGAGATTATGGATGCAGGAGCTTATGGTGTTGGGTGGGTTATGTTATTCCCACATGCGGATAGGATGGGTGGTGACGAGGCGTTTGCCTTAGAGCTTTCCAAGTCTGCAAGTGTCATAGCTATGCCTGAAATAGATAACGGATTATATCCTGCTACTCACGGCACAGTTATCAAAGGACCAGATGTAAACTTACCTAAAGCTTCTGGTTTCTTATCGAACATCGATATACTAAAACAGTCTGCCTCTCAAGGTGCTGTGTCTGCACCAGTAGATATTGATAATCTTGTAAGACAAATACCCCTACTTCAACAAACACCTACAGGATGGGTGGCTTCCTTTGGAACAGAAGTCTTAAAAATACTAGGAGGCGGCAACACTTACCAGATTGTTACCAATCAAAATGGTATTGAGATGATAAGGGTTAAAGGGATACCTCCAGTAGATACAGATAGCTTTGGACGCAAGTGGATTAGTTGGGTAGATACACCGCAAACTACACTAGCAGAAATGGATGTTGAAAGTCAATTTGTTTTTGTAGGTTTTACTGCTCAAGGAATTTCTCCTCAACTTGCAACGCCTGTTGGGTTACTAGAACCTCACAAAATTCAAGCGGCTCTTTCAGAAAGTATGCTACTTGACAGTCCCAAAATTCCAGAGTACAGATTGCTTGCTGAACTGTTCATATTAATCCTCTCAGGCTTACTCACAGCCGTTGTAATCAACTATCTAGGTATCACTAAGGGGGTAGTATCCTTTTTGGTTATGTTGCCTCTAATGGGCTATCTTGAAAATTACTTTGTGAATAATAATTTACTAATAGATTTCACTTGGGGTATGATAAGTATGACACTTATTGCTACCCAACAATTCTATCTAAATTTTAGGACGCAGTTTAAATTAAGACAGTTAATCAAAAAACAATTTGAACATTACCTCGACCCTCGACAGGTAAAACAACTACAAGATAATCCCGATTCTTTAAAACTTGGTGGGGAGAGAAGGAGATGTACATTCTTATTCACAGATGTCAGAGGTTTTACAAGTTTGTCTGAGCGATTAGAGCCTGAAGAGGTCACAGAAATTATGAATAAAGCCTTGACAATTCAGGCAAATGCTGTTAAGAAAAATGGTGGGATGGTAGATAAATATATTGGAGATGCGATGATGGCTATCTTTAATGCCCCCATAGACCTTGAAGACCACGAGAACAAAGCCATTCAAACAGCGTTAGAGATACACCGAGATATGGCAGAAGCCAACTTAGGAATAGAGATAGGTATCGGCATAAATACAGGAGAGGCAGTGATAGGTAATATGGGAAGTGATACACGTTTTGATTATTCAGCCATTGGTGATGCGGTTAATTTAGCGGCTCGTTTAGAAAGTTCTACTAAAGAAGTCGGGCAAGATATAGTAGTGGGGGTGAGTACGATAACAGGCTCAAGCACTAAGGGTAAACTCTTAGACCCTATCTATGTCAAGGGTAAGCAAGAACCTATTATCATATACACAATTTAACTATCCATTCTCCTAGCATTTAGATTAGATTCAATATAGTTATGAACCTCGTCTAATTTTTTAGTAGCTTCTCTTACAACTGTAGTCAGTACAGCAAACTCTTCAGTGCTAAAATATTTCTGTAGCTCTTTGATATCTGTTGACAGCCTTTCCGTTACTAAATTACCTGAACGATTATACAAAAGTTTGTAGCCTATAAGTTGGGCTTCTTCTCTTTTCTTTTTCATTACTCAATCCCTGTAAAAGTAACAGAGTCCTGCCTTCCTCGTAATCCTGCCTTCATATAACTAGTAGCTCGTCCTTCAAAGAAGTTCTGATGCTCAACACCCATGACTTCATCAATCCAAGTAAGAGGATTTTCTTTCTGGTCATAGTTAGTTTTTAATCCTAGTTGTAACAAACGTCTGTCAGCAATGTATCTATTGTAAGCATACATATCCTGCTTAGTAAGTCCTTCTAGGTCACCCATCTCAAACACTAGGTCGAGGAACTTATCTTCAAGCTCTACCATTTCTCTACATATTTGATATAGCTCTCCTTTAAAATCGTCAGTCCATATCTCAATGTTCTCTTGGATAAACTCTCTAAACAATTTAGTCATAGCTTCAACGTGCATAGACTCATCACGGATAGAGTAAGTAACAATCTGTCCCATACCTTTCATCTTACCAAAGCGTGGGAAGTTTAACAAGATAGCAAAGCTACTAAATAATTGTAGTCCTTCTGTAAAGGCTGAGTATACTGCTAGTGTTTTAGCAATGGTTCTCTTATCAGACTTAAGAGGTTTAAATGTACCCACGTAATCATGTTTGTCTGCCATCTCTTCATACTCTGAGAAAGCTTTGTATTCTATCTCAGGCATTCCAACTGTATCAAGTAACAAACTGTACGCATCTTGGTGTATAGATTCCATGTTAGCAAAAGATGACATCATCATCCTAGCTTCGGGCTTCTTAAAGATAGGCATGTACTTATCAATATATCCCGATGCTACGTCCACATCTGATTGAGTAAACAACCTAAAAATTTGTGTTAGTAAATGTTTTTCTTCTGGTGATATATCTTGCCAGTCTTTAACGTCTGTATGTAAAGGCACTGATTCTGGCATCCAATGCATTTGGTTTTGTAGTTTGTAATACTCATACATCCAAGGGTATTCAAACGGTTTGTAATAATCTCTAGTTTTTAATAAGCTCATAGTTTTTCCTTAACCCTCACAGGCTATACATTCCACATCATCTAAACGAATACGTGGTATTTTAGTGTTTACGTTCTCTACGTTTCGTGCCGCATTTGTTCTGAAGTAATACAGCGATTTTAATTTGTTCATCCCATACCAATGAACATCATTCACATACTGCATGTAGTCATTGTGTATCTCTTGTGACTCTGTGCTCTTAGGTATAGTAAAGAATAGGTTGACTGACTGTGCCTGACATATAAACTTCTGTCGTTGGTGGGCATGTTCAATAATCCATATCTGATTTATTTCATTAGCAGTTTTAAATATTTCTTTTTCTTTATCATCCAATATATCTAGGTGCTGAACAGAACCTTCGTTAGCTATAATGTCCTTCCAAATATTTTCTAGTTCCTTATTCTTTAACCCCTTAGACTTAAAAACTTTTTCCAAATATTTATTCTTAACTTGGTAGCTTCCTGATAAAGTTTTATGAGTATAACAGTTAGCCCTATAAGGCTCAATACTAGGGGAAGTACCACTACATATAATACCACTACTAGCGTTAGGAGCAATAGCCAACAGGTTAGTGTTTCGATTGCCTGTACCATGTACGTCAGGAGCTTCTCCCCTTTGGACAGCAAGTTCTTTAGTAGCTTGCGTGGCTTTTGATTTAATATAAGTGAATGCTTTATGGTTGAACCCAGTTGCAAAGATACCTTCAAAAGGTATGTTCCTACCTTGGAGATAAGCATGAAAGCCCATCGCACCCAGTCCGATACTGCGTTCCCTATATGCCGAATACGCAGACTTAGTAAATCCTTCTTTACCTGCTCTAACATATTTCTGAAATCTTTTAAAGTTTGCACTGTAATCTCCTAACTGTGTTGTGTCTATAGCATTGTCAATATAATGTTGTAATATATTGTCAAGCATTGTTACTAAATCTTCGATGAAGTTATCATCCTTAGACCACAAATCAAAGTGCTCTAAGTTCACAGACGAGAGACAACATACTGCTGTTCGTTCTTCATTGGTAGGTAAAGTAATCTCCGAACAAAGGTTACTCTGTTGTATCTTTAATCCTAAATCTTTCTGTGACTTAGGTAATGCCTCGTTACATGTGTCAATGTTAATCATGTAAGGCTCACCTGTCTCTGCTCTGGCGTGGATAATTTGCCACCATAAATCTCTAGCGTTTACTATCTTAACAGCTTCGTTAGATTTAGGGTCAATCAATCTCCAGTCTTCATCTTTCTCAACAGCTTTTAAGAATGAGTTAGTAATGTTAATACCGTTGTGAAGATTAAGATTCTTCCTGTTAATATCACCGCCTGATTCTTTACGCATGTTAATGAACTCTTCAATCTCTGGGTGAGAGATGTCCATGTATGCGGCATAACTTCCTCGTCTTGTAGTGCCTTGATTAAAGGCTAACATCTGTGAGTCTACAACGTGGAGGAAAGGAATGCTTCCAGTAGAACGAGAGCCATGAGAAGTTGAAATACCATTGCTCCTAATATCGCCCCAATATCCACCGATGCCTCCACCACTACTTGCAAGCCATACGTTCTCATCATAGTGAGCAGATAAACCACCCCTGCTGTCAGGAACGTAATTGAGAAAACAACTGATAGGAAGCCCACGGCTTGTTCCCCCGTTACTAAGTATAGGAGTACTGAACATGAACCAACGAGAGGAAGCGTAGTTATAAAGCCTTTGAGCCAATTCAAAATTTGTTTCCCCTTTGTAGGTTGCTCCGTAAACGGAGGCTCTTGCGAATGCTTCTTGTGCATGTGTTTCTTTCTCCCAAAAGTATCTATCCTTTAATGTGTCGAGACTAAACTTATCAAATGTTTCTTCTCTGTTATAATCTATTTCAATTCCTAAGTAAGGCTTAGTCCCTGTCTTATCTTCCGTCATTAGTTGAGTCCTTACTAGTGTTTTTTCTTTGTACATAAAGAGCTATTATAGCATAGTGTATAATTTTAAGCAAGTCCATTTCAGATTTACCATTCTTTTTTCCGTACCTCATAGCATACTTCATAATGTTACCTACACAAAAACTTTCTCCGTGTCCTGCATCTAATATCATATCTGTTGCTTGATACTTACCACCAGAGTAATGTTGGGCATAAGTTTTGTTTACATATTCTATTATGTCTTTTATAATCTCATCTTCTTTAAATTTATAGTTCATTATTTTTCCATTCATGAGGTAAACTTTCTTCGTTATACCATTTAAAATTATTAGTCTCAGCCCACTCAGCGTGAGTTCTTTTAGTTCCATCCTTTCTTTTCTTAGCGGCTGGCATCGGAGCAAAGGGTTTTTGAAATAAGAATATTAACTCATAGTTCTTAGGCAAAGCCGTCCGTATATGAATGTACTTACTATACTCTGCAAAATCCCAGAACCTTCCTTTAGCCTCAAGCAATATAGTCTTACCTTTTATCTTCTTTACAAAGTCAGGCTCATACTTATGCTTTATTATATAGTCAATGTTATCCCAGTGATGCTCCCATTTTTTTAAGATGGTGTCATGTAAGATAGCTTCCCACATGCTATCATATCCTTTAGGGACATTAACTTTTTTAGGTCGAGGCTTTCTTGGTACTCGTCTAGACATTAACAATAGAGGAGTCGTAGTTTTTAACTAGCTTCCAATATGTTAAGATAGAATTAAACATGGCTATATGTTTAGCATGTGATTCATCGTCCCACTTATGACAAGATATCAAGCCTGTATCTTCTCTGTCTACAAAGATAGAAACTCTTTGTGGGTTATCAACGCCACACCCTTGAGCATAAGCAGACAACTGCATACCATGTTCATCATACACTAATTTAGCAGGGTCTTTACCTTCTAAGTTATCCTTTGTTTTAAAGTCAACAAAGATACCAGACTTAGAATATAAATCTATCTTACCACCATACCCTGAGTCAGCACAGAAAGAATCTTCCGCTATCCATTCTTCATTAGGAAAATGTTCATCAAGATATTTCTTGATAGCTTCATAAGGCTCACTAGTAAAAGTACCTAAGAAACCATTCTCAATTAAGTCATGGATTTGTGTCCCCCTTTCAGCGGCTTTCATACCTACCTTCTTGGAGTCGTACTTACAACGAGAAGCAAAGACATCAAACGATTCATCTTCTTTACGTTCTAAAGTAAGTGCTGAATTTAAAGCCTGATTTATTTTCCAGTTCTCTAAGGACGGCTTGGCTATCATACTTAAGATGGTAGTAACGGAAGGAACTAAGCTAAGTTTCTTAGCATCTCTAAGTGTAGTATTCCGTTGCTTACCATTAGCCCCAATCAAAGTATACTTAGGGTCACCTTCTTGTGTATACCAATGTCCTGACTCAGCCGTGAATTTATTATAGCTGTCTAATTTAGAACTGTCAACAAGTTCTTCAGTTTTATTTATCATTTTGTTCTGATTCCTTGAATGCTTTAATAACATCCGATGAGAATAATTTCTGTAGGTTTACAAGAAACATCTTACTTGCTTTGTGGTCACCACCTCGCACAGTTTTAAACGTATCTAATTTATCTACGATTGTTCTAAGTACATCTGTTTTAAATACCAGTGTACAGAATTCGTTATCACCTACACATAAGTTATGAAACCAGTAGTCAGCTTCGGTAGCTTTGATACCTGAAGGCTTGCCCCACGATTCATATTCAATACAGATGTTACCTGTCTTTTGCCACATATCTTTTTCAGACTTTACTTCTATCTTCTTATCAGTTAGCATCTCTGCTATCTTCTCTTCCCTGACTGTGCCATAAGCCAAATCTATATCGAACTTCTTTCTATTTTCTTTAGTGGGTTTCATACCAGTTATCTCCTATGTTGTATTCCCCTGTCAAAGGGCAACGCATGTTATAATATTTGCTTGCTTCTTCTATTGCTTCAACACCGAACACACCAACGCATTCAGCCTGTGATTCTTTTACTTCTATCTGCCACTCATCATGTATGTTAGCTACAAACCTAGCATCAAGAGCATTGAGACTCATCTTCTCTTGTAGGATTGTCATAGCTTTCTTCATTACGATTGCACCACCACCCTGTAATAGTGTATTCAATGCGGCATGTTGACTACGAACATATATCTTTCTGCCATCAAGACCTTTCAAGAACCCACGTTCGGAGGCTTTCTGCACTCTGTCCTTAAGTATCTTAAGTGATGGTAAGTTTTTAAGGAAGGTAGTCTTAAGTTTCTTACCCTGCTTTGCACCACCCCCTGATATTGAACCTATCTTAGCATCACCTGCCCCATACAAAAATGCATAGATGAATGTCTTCGATTCATTTCTAGTTTTAAGTCCTGCTAACTCTTGGTTTCTGCTATGTATATCTCCATGTATAACCTCATCAATATACTCTTGGTCATTCATGTAATGAGCTAACACTCTTAACTCTAAACCACTAGCATCAATACCTACTAACTTATATCCATCAGGTACTGTCCAACATGAACGACACTCTTGTCCATAAGGGCTACCAGAATTTGGAATCTGTGCCATGTTAGGACTTCGGTGCGTCATTCTAGATGTGATTGTACCGTTGGGATTAACATACCCATGTACCCTGTCACCCTTGAGTTCGTCTATCCAAGAGGTGACCTGTGCTATACGCTTCTGATAAAGAAGAAAGTCTGCAATCAACTTAGCTTCTGTGATGTGTTCAATCTTTTTAAGAGTTCCCTCGTCAACAATAGGTTGACCTGTGGGTGTAAAGTTTACAGGCTTCCAACCAAAGTCAATGAGGTACTCACCTATTTGTTTACGGCTACCTAAGTTAAACTCAACAAGCTTCTGTCTCATAAATGACTCAACATTTTGTGTTGTTAAGCAGTTGTTATATTCATCATCAGTAAGACCACGCTTAGATAACTCCCCGTCTTTTCTAATGTAAGGTGTAACTAACTTATCATCTATCAGTTTAGGTTTGAATGTACTGTGTACCTCATCCTCTACCTGTAACTGTTTGACTTTGAGTTCAGCAAGTAACTCCATAGCTTTCTTAGTATCAAAGAAGAAGCCTGTCTTCTCCTGCTGTCTCATTATATAAGCAACCTTATGCTCAAGGCTGATTGAGTCTTCACTAAACATCTTACCTTCTTTGAGTAAGTAGTTGTATACAACCTCGTTAAGTCTGACATCTTGAATACAATACTCTAACATAGCAGGTGTGTACTCATCAAAACTTATAGGCTGTTCTTGTTTAGCCATACCAACACGCCAACCCCAAGCTTTTAAACTGTGTCCACTCTCACGAACAGGGTTAAATAATCTTGACATAACTAATGTATCTTCTAACTTGTGTGTTACTTTAGCACCATGTAATTTTTCTATTACTGGTATATCATAACCTATAATGTTATGACCTATAAGAACATCCGCATCTTCCAGAAACTTAATGCCTTCTGGAATCTGCGTGTTATCAAACGTGTGTACTGCCCCACCTAATTCTTTAGCTACAATACAATGTATTACAGTGGGGTCTAAGCCATCAGCTTCTATGTCAAATATTATTTTAGAACTGTTCATTGTCGAATGTTTCCTCCTCAGATACTTCAAACAATCTACCAGTATCTGCATTGTATCGGAGACCACAAGCCAATCCTGTGTCTCCAGTGTACCTAGATTTTAGTACACGCACCTTGGTGAGGTTAGCTTCTTCAGGATTACTTGCCTGTTGATTTCTTTCCAGTGCAATCACACAGTCTGATAACTGAGCAATACCTGCTGAACCTTTGAGGTGGGAAAGAGAAACCTCTATACCCTGCTCATGTCCCTTGTCACCTGATGCTCTACGTAAGTGGGATACCAGTATCATACCTACGCCTGTCTCTTCTACCAAAGACCTCAAGCGATTCATAAGCATGTCAATACCACGCCTCTCATCACCTTCAGATAACACATTAACTAACATGTGTAAGTGGTCAACGATTACCCATTTACATTCACACCCTACAATAATATATCTAAGCTTGGCAAAGATATCATCGATGTCGGTAGCACCTAAGTGTGAGTGAATGAATACTCTACCAGAAGGGATAGCCTTATCAAACAAATCCGTAAGGGCTTCGTCTGAATAATTCTTACGCTTCTCAGATAGATAGATTCTATCGTTAGCTTCAATGGATAAGATGCCGTCAGCAGTACGTAACCAGTTCTCTTCAAGGGCTACGATACCCACGTTATCCTCTGTGTTTTTGATAAGCCAGTGTTCTAATTCTCTGGTGACACTAGACTTACCAAGACCTGTACCACCTGTCAGTGTAACTAACTCACCCTTACGCATTCCATATAGCTTCTTGTTCAGTCCTTCCCAAGGGTATGCAACACTATCCTTTACTTCTCTATGTAACCAATCACTCTTTTGTGAGGACAGTTCCATGATACCTGAAGGTGTGTATGTCTTGGCGTTCCACCATGCTTGAGTAAACTCTGTGAATTTCTTCTGCTTGAGCATCTCATTAGCATCTTTGAAGCCGTTAGGGAATGACATGATTCTAGTCTTGTTAGGCTTGAGTATCTTAGCTACAGCTTTGGCGGCTTCCTTACCTGCCTTGTCATTGTCAAAGCATAAGACTACATTGTCAAAGGACTCGACAAACTCTATGCTTTCACGTACATCCTTAACTGCTGATGATGCACCACGCTTGACGGATACCACTGCCCACTTACCTTGGAACAGTTCATCCACTGCCATAGCATCACACTCACCTTCGGTAATGGTCAGATACTTACCACCTGTATTACCATGAAGCTGTTCACCGAATAATCCAGTGCCTTCAAATGTACCATTGCAAGAAAAGTTCTTGTTGTCTACGTATCTAGTCTTAGTACCTACAACCTCACTACCATTAAAGAATGGGTAGACATGTTGAGCTACGTTATTGTTTCTGTCCTTGATAATCTTGACACCATACTTGGTTGCTGTTTTTTCAGAGATACCTCTGTCGGTTAGTGCACCGTAAGAACCAGTATAGGATGTAAGGAATGTGTTGTCGGACTTGGGTTTGGATTGGTTTGTCATATTAACTACTGTGCCTCCTTTAATAATACCATCATAGTTAGGGAAGAAAGTATTACAGCTAAAACATTTAGCAGAGCCATTCTCATTGAGAGATACAGCGTCACTGCTAGAGCAATCAGGGCAGGGTAGTTTGTGTTTAATAAATTGGGTTTGTTCTTGTATCATTCTATCTCCAGTAGAAAACGGCTAGGCTTTTACACCTAGCCTGTTAAGTTATTCAGAATCAGTATCGACTACCTCTTCTTCTTCTTGTTCAACTAATGCTTCGGGGGTATCAGCAAATAACTTTTCAAGGTTACCTCTATGTGTCGCACTAGCAAAGCTCAACGCTTCCATGACTACTTCTAACTGAGACACTTTACTAATTGTAACATTAGCATTTGCCCTAGCTTGTTCATCTTCAATCTTAGCTACATCATAAGATGTAACACCATCATCATTCTTAATACTAACAATCATTTTAAAACTCCTCTCCTTCATCAAAGAACTCAGAGCCGTCCTCGGCTTTGTATTCAACGAGGTCTACGATTTGGACAGCTTGTAAGTCGAGACTTTTACCTGCCTTACCTGCATACTCCCAAGCGTATTCGTTACATTGGACTCTAACCTTAGAGCCATTACCCACAGCAAGATTAACTTCCTGTTTGTTTTGGTCAAGCAATCGAGGTGCAGACCTAACCATTCCGTTAGGACCATTTATCTTACGCTTAACTACGATAGCAGAACCTTCATCCATCTGCTTAATGGTGTGTCCACGTGCCGCAAAGTCGTTAGCTGTTGCTTCATCAACTACAAGGTTGACTGTGTACATGGGTTCAAATGTTGTATTGGGTGTTTTAATATTTGCCCAATACGCCGTTCCGTCAATAATCATATTCTTCTCCTATGATGTTGGTTAATAAATTAAGGGAGTTGTCGAGCCAACTACTCCCAGAGTTGTGGACTGAAGCCAAACCAAATAGTTTATTATTTGGAGATAGAGGGCTTAAAGTTCTTTGGTTGCTCATCGTCATGTTGCACATGTTACACCATCTCTTTGCGGATGTCAAGCATTATTTCATCTATGGAATAGAGACCTTCATCTAACAGTTTTACATAGAAAACTTTAGGGTCAAGAGTCCATCGTGCCTCATAGCCTACTTTGTTTTCGTATAGTTCTTGTGTGTGTTTAGCAATCCAATTACAGAAATATCTATACTCATCTTCTGTTAGTCTTACAAATCCTTCATCCATATTATTCTCCTGAATTTTCTTTACTATAATGTTCTTCTAACGCTGAAGCACTATCTATTATATCATAACATGCTTGATAGATTCTATCCTTTTCATTTGTTAAATGTACATTGAATCCTATAATTAGAATTACAATCAAACATATATAACCGTAGTCTTTATTCATGTGTGTCCTCAATGTATTGTTGGTTCGTCAGCATAGCCTTGGAACGCCTCAACCAATGCTTCGTTATCTATTTCTTCACGCATTTCTCTCATGTTCTCTACATCTAAACCGTCAACGTCCCATGTCTTACTATCGAACACTCGTTTAAGTGAAAGGATAGCCTCGACTGAGGGCATCATTATAACAGTATCAATAACAGAGTACACTGAGTTACCAAAAGTTTTAATGAATTCTCTGTGATTATCTATCACCACCTCAACAATATACTCATCCATGTTTAGATACCTTTATCAATTCATCAAAGGTGTCAATGTCTGGATGTTGTTTAAGATATTTCATAATCCATTTGTCTGTCATGTATGAGATGTGTAATTGTCCTTGACCAAAGGCGTGTGTCTGTTCGGGAAGTAATCCCTCAACTGTATCAACAGTAATAGTTTCCGCTTGGTCTTCAGGCAATAGGGTACGCAACCACTCAACTTGTATGGGCTTAACTTTCTTTCTAAGTTTCTTAATCTGTTTTGAATTCATATTAGTTCCAAGCTGTGAACTCCATATGAGGAGTCTCTCTGTGTCCTTCAGGCAACCAGTGTACCACACTTTCTATGTCTTGTACAGTCAACTCTGTACCTTTGGTATCTCCCATATCATCATGGGACATAATCAAAGCACGACCTGCATAGTTTCTATTGCCAATAGTAAAGTACCTATTGTCCATAAGTAACCCTTCATCATCAAGATACATATCATCTACGTTGTTAAGCCTGACTACAGTAAAAGTTCTACAATCAATCAAGTCGTATATCTCTTTGTAATTACCAGAGTACACCGCCTCTTTAATTGTTTCATCGAATGGGTTTATAAGTATCGCTTTCATATTACCTCCAAGGTTATTATATCTTTCATATCTATATCACAATCTAAATTAATAATAAGTCTCTGACCTACACTAGCCTGTGATTTTAAATTCTTAACAGACAGGCGTTTGTCACCACGCTTAGTCTTATAAAAATTAATCTGTGAAGGTGTGCCATCATAGAAGATAGCAGGTAAGCTGTGCTTATCTCCTGCTTGCATCTCTTTATAGTCTATACCTATTACACCTGTCAAAATAATGACACTTTGATTGGCATCCATAATAGATTTATGTAGCATGGTATGTGTTAAAAGAATGTCTGCCTCTAATAACTTAGCACCTGCCTCCTCAAATATATCTTCACTCTGAATACAATACTCTAGTTCTTCTCTTCTTTGTTTATAAACTCCAGTACCTTCAATGTAATCACTATAATCATTATAAGGGTCATCGCTTATACCACATAACATTTTACTCATGTTCGTTATCCTCCAAATACATCTCAGCTATTAAGTTAATCTGTTCTCTATTTAAATCAGGATACTTTTCTTTTAATTCTTTCTTGTAATGATATAACTTTTGAGAGTCACTAACCATAAGGCAAGCACCCCACATAAGAAAGATAAAGCCTGTCGTACCTAATATAACTGCAATAATTTCTAACATTAGTTATAGTCTCCTAGTAAATTATAATCTCTATCAAGAATGTGTTGGGCTATACCCCATTTATAATCAGGGTCGCCTATGTCTCCATCATATTCTCTTAAGCTACCATCGTTAAACTTAACATGCAATGTACCCCACTTCACCCAGTAATCTGACACATCATCCCAGTCAATTAATAATTCATCGAGGTCAAATGTTATAGCCGCTTCATATATAACTTCTATATACTTGGGTTTATATTCTTCCTTCTCGTATTCTTCGTTAAGCTTATCTGCTTCTTCATCAGTTAGTTTTATGTCATTCATTATTATATCTCCTATGCTGTATGAATTACAAAGCCTGACATATCCTGTCGTGCCTTACCCTTTGCTTTAAGTCCAACAACTACATTGGGCTTGTCCTTAAATCTAATATCACTGATGTCACCATCAATAACTTCCCTGCCTTTGTAATGGATAGGCATCGTGCCCTTGAATACTACTGCGATATTGTATTTAATAGTGTCAAAGTACTGAGCATACTTACTACTTGCTTCGCTGTAACTCCATGTTAGATGATAGTTTTTATACTGCTCAACCTTTCTTGTAGGTATCTTAGTATAGTCATAGAACTGTACATCAGGGAACATCTCAAAGATATTCTGTCCATCAATCTTGATATGCTCCCATTGTATGTCACTAGTACCATTGAGTCTCAAGCAAGGAAGCTTATCTTTTTTACCACAGTATCTCACAAACTTTTGTATGTCTGCAATCAGGTAAGACATGAAGATATCTCTAGCTTCTAAATACAATTTAGTCTTACGTTCTCTGGCTAACTGTATGACATTAGTGGTTTCACCCTTCTTTATAATGCCACCCCTACCTGCTGTATTAAGACAGGCTTCCTTGCACCCTGCAATATCTTGATAAGGACATATCTTTGTATTGATTGGACTCAAGTGCAGTATCGCACTTAAGTACTCAGAATATACATTCCTGCCCTTTAGAATCTTTGGGTTACTAAAACTCAATAAACTATAACTCATATTAATATCTCCTTATATCCAAAAGCTCATCAACCATACCAGATAGTATAGTTTTTAATTCTTCTAAGTCTTTTGCATTTCTGATAGTAGCTCTATAATCACCGCCTTCACCATACTGTAAAGCACCTTCTATCATATCACCCACTTCTCTTTTAATTTCAACCGTCAAATCTATATTCATATTACCTCCTTATGAATTTTCACCATAATCTTTTGCCATTCTATCTACATCTTTACTTGATAAAGGATTAGCAATAAACAATTTCTTTTGTAACCATATAATAATAAGGTCTTTCACATGCATTGTACCATTATAAAACAAATAGTCATAACTAATTTCATCAATACAATCTTCTAACAAATCATCACGTTCTGGTAGTATCCATAAGTCTACTACATCACTAGCAAGTTTAGATAACAATACTTCTTTTTCTATGTTACTCATACTAATCTCCATTATAAAAATTAAAGAGGCACTTTACTGTGATACCTAGCACATAACAACTAAGATATCAAAGGCTTACCAGTCATCAGTCTATTGAAATTCATGACTAATCTCTGGAAGAAAGTCATTGAAGTGTTGTACTCAAAGTCATCAATCACATCAAAAGTCTGTTGAGCATCCATGTCAGTAGAAATCTCAAGCACTTGCATACCTCGGTTTTCTTTACCCAAAGCAATCTTTCTTTTAAAAAACAATGGCTTAGAAGGGTTCTCACGTTGCTTGTACAATGATGTCTTACCACCATGCCAACCTACAAAAGTCTCACCCTTAGTAACCTCATAGCGTTCCTTTGCACTACGTACCCTGACAATGTTAATGCCTAATGAGTTTGCTTTGTGCCATACAGCCTTGACTGCATAAGGTGCATCACTAATTGCTGTGGTTGTCTTACTGCCTTTCTTTGAATATGTAATCTTCATAGTCTATCTCCAATGATATAAGTTAATATTAATTGAGCAGTTTTGAAGCGATGCTCACGCTTAAATTCTAGTCTGTGTAAACGAGCTTTGATACTGATTTATCTGATAAATAACAATTCAAGTCTAATGTCCTATCAATATATTTTCCTGTGTCACAATCATATTCTTTACTATGAATAATGATATCTCTTGTTGAAAATGTTGACAAATCCTGTCGCTTTTTAATTTCAATTTTAGTTACTTTATGTATATTAATTTCCATGATTACCTCCTAATTGGTTATGTCAAGTATGTAACCCAGTGTTTCCTGAAGTTCTTTATCGGCTTCCTCTAAAGCCTCTAAAGACTCAAGATAATTCATAAGTTCTTCATGTTCATTGTCATCCATAATTATCTCCTTTATGATTAATCATTCGTTGTTGTCGCTGAGAAGTGTACCGCAACCCTGTCTGGCTGTCAAGCATTTCTCTAATCTTAAGATATATTTATTATCTTAGAAAGTTTGAATAGTCCACACAGTCCCCATTTCCATAGAGCCTTTACTTAAAAAAGTGTAGTCGGATTTAAGAAACAAGTGCTTACTTTTAGAAAACTTGTGCTGATATATAAAAGACTTGTCCTCTCTAAGTGAATGTCTCTCATTAACAAAGTAACCTAACTCATTGATATACCGTTGTGCTTTTTGTAAGTTTGTGAACTGTTTCATATTACTTGACCGCCGCTATTAAGTTATCTTTCATAGTAACATTTGCAAAAAACTCTCTACCTTTTCCAGTAATGTGAGGTCTATTTGCTCCAGTTAATACACCATTTGATAAATATTCATCACCAAACATACTAGTTTCGATGTAATTTAAACGGTTACCGATGTTTTCTGCCAATTCTTTTTTACTTTTGTAGTTAAAAACTATCATTTTATTATCTCCGTTGCTTTGTTTTACAAGGAACATCCCTTGCTGACCCGACCATCATGCCCCAAGCCGAGAATCGTGTCAAGCGTTTCACTAATCTTAAGATATATTTATAATATTAAAGTAAAAGATTAAAGATAAAACAAAAAAACTATAAATTTAACATATATTTTAAATAAATACAAACTTATTTGTAAATATTGGGTGTTTTCTTACCTAAATTAGGACATTTGTGCTGTATTTTAACCTAAATACTCCCTCAACCAACCGAACAATTTAAATACGTCCCTCAACCAACCGACCCATCTTAAGCTCGAGTCTTAAATTAACCTAATTAGGTTTAATTAACCTCTTTGGAGTGGTCGACTAGAACCCCATATAAACAGCCTTCATCATTATAAAGTAACCTGTCTTCAAAGGGAACAATAGACATAAAAAAACCTTCCAAACTCTGTAGCTTGGAAGGCTTTAAGGTTAGCTATTCTCTTTAAGATACAAATCTATCTTATCGAAATAAGCCTTCGGGAGGACTTTCTTAGTGAAAAGCTCGTTTGCCTTCTTGAAAGTGAATCGCTTTTCTTTGGCAAGACCATATAAGCAACCCTGAATCTGCTTTTGCAGTCTCCAATTCATTTTATCAGTGCTTGGGTCTTTGGCAAACTTATAGCCTAATCCCTGACATTGTTTGAATGAAGCAGGGCTTTGAAGTCTTTCTTTGTCGAAAGCGTTTATATCGAATGTATTTTCCATGGTTTATCTCCTAAGATTTATGGATTGTTGAATGCCAGCAATGTAGTCTTGCAAGCGGTTAAAGTCAGATGCATCATTGCATCTAATTCCCAATGCTTCGATGCCACTTAAGAGTAAACTCAAGGTGCACATCTCGGCTGTTGAAACTGTAGAAAACTCTAAGGTTTCGTTGTTTGCATAAGTAATTAGTATCATTATTTTCTCCTTATAATTTCTTTACAAGATTAAAACATGGAGATTTTCAAGATACAAATGCTTGAGCTTTTATGAAGCTTTAGCGTAGTAAAAGGTTTTACTTGTAAACATTTGTATCTTGAAAATCTTTATGTTCTTGTAAACCAGAAATTGTTAGGAGGAAATGGTGGTGCTGATTACGCAAACAACGGAAACTTAGTAAGTTTTCAAGGTTTTAATAGTTGAGATGGGTAGCTTGAGATTTAATCGTTAGTGGGATTGGAGTGTTGGAGACATTAGATAGCCATGAGGTGTCTGACTTTAATTGCTTGGAAGGCTTTACAGTGCTGTGTGTTCAACGGTTCATAAATCTTTTTAGTTAAGCATGGGGAATACATGTTGAAAGCTTTCGAGAAAGAAAGACTTCACTGCTTCACGCATATAAAGTAATTAGGCTATAAGTTTGACAAAGACTCTCTGATATGTTATGATACTGCATCAGTGAAGGCTTTCAAGCTTGGTCTTGACAAAGAAAAGTGGTTCACTTGGGTAGACTTCAAGAGCTTTTCACTAAGAAAGTCTGGAATGTTTATCGAATAGATTTGCTTTAGCTTAGATAGCCTTGAAGTCTTCCAAGCTTCAGAGTTTGGATGACACTGATGGTCTATTGAGACCACCTCTCTCAGGTTACTAAGGGGGTGGCAGGAGACCACTCCCCCTACCCTATATATCTATAGCATGGTTACACATAATATCAGATATTGACCATTAACCAGAACTAGTTAACGCCCCGACACTAAAACCTTTAAAGTTTTATAGTCTAGGAAGTATTTATTTGAGGTGATTGTTTTGTTAGGATGGTGACAAGGGATTGTCTATATTGACCGCTGGGGGTACAATAATATTATAGCAACGAAAACTACTTTTGTCAAGCCCTAATTTAAACTTGACAATCTTTAAATACGACTGTATACTAGATTCATGGCTATACTACCAAGCATTAATCAAACAGCAACAAAAAGAGAACTGACTGAAAAGCAGAAGTCTTTCCTTACTCATCTTGTAGATACTAAAGGTGATGCAAAGAAAGCCGCAGAGCTTGCAGGTTATACCAGCCACTATCATCATGTTGTTAAGACTTTAAAGTCCGAGATACTAGAACTCACTCAAGAGATACTAGCTAACTCTGCTCCTAGAGCCGCCTTTAAAGTGGTAGAAATAATGGAGTCTACAAAGCCTGTAGTGCAAGCGGCTAATAAGCTGAGTGCGGCACAGACTTTACTAGATAGGGTAGGGGTAAGTAAGGTAGATAAGATAGATATTAATCACAGTGTAAACAGTGGTGGTATCTTTTTAATGCCAGATAAAGCCCCAGTAGTAATAGAAGCAGAAGAAGCAACATATCAAGAGGTAGAAAACTAATGCCAAAAGAAAAAGATAGTAGATTAAAACGAGCAGGAGTTTCAGGATACAACAAACCTAAAGGAACACCGAGCCACCCTAAGAAGTCGCACATCGTTGTGGCTAAAGAAGGGGATAAGATTAAAACAATACGTTTTGGTCAGAAGGGTGCAAGTACTGCTGGTGCTCCTAAAGCAGGGGAGTCAGCTAAGATGAAAGCTAAGAGGAAGTCTTTTAAAGCAAGACATGGTAAGAACATTGCAAAGGGTAAGATGTCAGCCGCATATTGGGCTGATAAGGTAAAGTGGTAACATGGCACAGATAGGTAACGATGAAAAAGCTGTACCCTTACGCAGAAGTATGTACAAGACTAGTGACGGTGGTAAAGGCTCTAAGCCTAGAATAGATACAAATTCTAAACACTATAGAGATAACTGGGATATAATTTTTGGGAAGAAAAATGACAGCAAAAAAGAAAAGTAAGTCAACCGTAAACAGTTCTGGTAATTATACCAAACCAAGTATGCGTAAGAGACTTTTCGAGAAGATTAAGCGTGGCACTAAAGGTGGTAACGCTGGACAATGGTCTGCTCGAAAAGCCCAGCTCTTAGCAAAAGAGTACAAAGCCGCTGGTGGTGGCTATAAGTGAGAGTAGGCTTTACATGTTCTGCCTTTGATTTATTACATTCGGGACATGTTGCTATGTTACGTAATGCTAAAGAACAATGTGACTACCTTATAGTAGGGTTACAATTAGACCCTTCACTGGATAGAACAGATAAAAATGCTCCAGTACAAACAATAGTTGAAAGGTATACTCAACTTAATGCAATAGGATATATAGATGAAATCATACCCTATATAACCGAACAAGATTTAGAAGATATCTTATCTATGTATCATATAGATGTAAGAATACTAGGTGAAGAATATCTAGAGAAAGACTTTACTGGAAAAGATATTTGTAAGAAAAGAAATATACAGAATTATTTTAACGAAAGGTCGCACAGGTTTTCTTCTAGCGATTTAAAAAATAGAATAATAAATCAAAAAACTTTACAGGAGGAGAAATAAAATGGATAAAATAAGAAACATTTACAACAAATGTAAACTATATGTAACAAAATGGTACAAGAATAGCTTTCTAGCAGAAGAATATACGCCAGTAGTTAAACCTAAAACCAAACCAAAAACAAAGCCAAGAGCTAAAGCAAATGCCAAATCTAAAAAAACCACAACAAAGTCTTAAGGCTTGGACTAAGCAGAAATGGACTACTAAGAGTGGTAAGAAATCGTCTGAGACAGGTGAGAGATATCTCCCGAAGAAGGCGATTGGTGCACTTTCAAATGCAGAGTACGCAAGAACCACAAAGAAAAAGCGAGAAGACACTGCCAAAGGAAAACAACATTCTAAGCAACCCAAAAAAGTAGCTAGTAAAACAAGGCAGTATAGGAAAGTAAAATGAAAGACGGCTATATAACCAGAACATCCTCAACCATTCCCTTTGGGTATGAGTTAGAGAGTGAGTTTGGTTCTTTCTTAAAACCTATTGACGAAGAGTTGGAGGTTCTTAGAGAAGTATCAGAGTCAGTTTTTCACGGAGAGATTAGTCTAGGTATTGGAGTAGACTGGTTAGAAGCAGAGACAGGACGAAAGATGTCTAGACCAGGATTAAAAAAGCACGTAGATAAATTATATGGCAGATAAAACTAAAAATTACTTGACAAATGCAGATGGGACTTATATACTAAAGAAAGATGGTACTCCACGACTTAAGTCAGGGAGACCAAAGAACACTGAACTTTCTGATATACAGTTGGCTTTACAAGTTAAAAGCAAGTTACAGAAGAAAAGTAAGAAGGTTCAGAAGCTAACAAGAAGTTTAGCAAGAGTCAAGAAAGAGTTTGACAAAGAAGAGAAAGTTTTAACATCTAATGTTTTAACAGAGTCGGAAACCAAAGAGTTACCTGACGCTATACAACAACATTTAGATACCACTGGTTCTCATGTGGCTTTTATGCCAAACGAAGGACCACAGACAGACTTTCTTGCCGCAGGTGAGAAGGATGTTCTTTACGGTGGTGCGGCAGGTGGTGGTAAAAGTTTTGCAATGTTAATAGACCCATTGCGATACTGTCACATTGCAGAGCACAGAGCTTTGATATTAAGAAGGTCTATGCCAGAATTACGAGAACTGATAGATAAGTCTCGTGAGCTTTACCCGATAGCATTTAAAGGTGCTAAGTTTAAAGAGGTAGAGAAGTTATGGCAGTTCCCTAGTGGAGCAAAGATTGAGTTTGGGTTCTTGGAACGAGATGCGGATGTTTATCGTTATCAGGGACAAGCGTACAGTTGGATAGGTTTTGATGAGATAACTCATTTACCTACAGAGTTTGGTTGGAACTACTTAGCATCACGACTAAGAACAACTAACCCAGAGATTAAGACATATCTCAGGTGTACAGCTAACCCAGGGGGTGTAGGTGCTCATTGGGTTAAGAAGAGATACGTAGAGCCAGCAGAATACAATACAAGTTTTGAAGGGCATGACGGACTCACAAGAAAGTTTATACCAGCGTTGTTGCAAGATAATCCGCACCTTGCTTTAGACGGTGAATACGAAAGGATGTTGCAATCCTTGCCAGCCATACAACGTAAACAGTTGTTGGAAGGTAACTGGGATATCTCAGAAGGTGCGGCATTTGCAGAGTTTGAAATTGAGACACATGTTATACCACCATTTGAAATACCAAGTTGGTGGGAACGAGTTAAAGCGGTAGACTACGGTTATGCCGCTGAAAGTTGTTGTCTCTGGGCTGTGATAGACCCTGAAGATAAGACCATCATAATATATAGAGAACTATACAGAAAGGGTCTAACAGGTGAAGCACTCGGAGATACCATTACAGAGATGGAAATGAGTGAGATAAGGTCCATAGCAGGTGTACTAGATACAGCCGCTTGGTCAAGGACAGGATATACAGGTCCTACGATTGGTGAAATCTTAGTTAATAAAGGACACAAACTAAGAAGAGCAGATAAGAATAGGTTAGCAGGTAAGACTCAGATACATGAGCACTTGAGAAAGAACAATAGTACAGGAAGACCTAGATTACAAATGTTTAATACATGTGTAAATCTAATAAAAGAAATACAGGCTTTGCCTCTTTCTAAGTCTAACCCTGAAGACGTTGACACTCACGCGGCTGACCACGCATACGATGCGTTAAGGTACTTGGTTATGAGTAGACCAAGAATGGACCATCCTCAAGATAGGATGTTAAGAATAAAATCAGATGTATTTAGTCCTTCTGATTCAACCTTTGGTTATTAAGACATGGCAGAAAACGAAAATACATTTTTAAACGCTAATAGTATCTACGAAGAAGTAGAAGGTGAATCTGGAGTCCAACTTACACTTGAGGAAGACCAACAAAGAAACCTTATAGGAACTATCAAAGATAGATTTGCGATTGCAGAAGATGCAAGACAAACAGATGAGACTCGTTGGCTAAAAGCTTACGAGAACTATAGAGGGCTTTACGCTAAAAATGTTAAGTTCAGAGAGTCTGAGAAGTCTAGAGTATTTGTTAAGATTACAAAAACAAAAGTCCTTGCGGCTTTTGGTCAACTAGTAGATGTTATCTTTGGTACAGGGAAATTTCCGATAGGAATTTCGGAAACTAAGATACCTGAAGGCGAAACAGACTACTCTCATTTAAATACAGCTAGTCCTACACCTAATTTAGAAACAACACCTAGACAAGATGAAGAAGAGTTACCTGACAATATTGGAAACCTTAAAGATAATCCATACGATGTGGGTTATGAGGGTGACGGTAAAGTATTAAGAGCAGGGGCTACTTACTTAAATGGAATATTTGAGGACAGCTTAGAAGACCAAGCAGAGGACGCAGGAATCCTTACAGACGGAGCTAGTCCTGACCCCCAAGCTTTAGAGTTATCTCCAGCACAAAGAGCCGCTAGGCGTATGGAAAAGCTTATACATGACCAGATAGAAGAGTCTAATGGTAATTCTGAAATGAGGAATGCTTTATTAGAGTCGGCTTTACTGGGTACAGGTATTGTAAAAGGACCGTTTAACTTTAATAAAAAGTTACACAAGTGGGATACTGATGGGGAAGGTAACAGAGAATATAACCCACTAGAAGTAAGAGTACCACGTATTGAGTTTGTTAGTTGCTGGGATTTCTATCCAGACCCTAACGCTACTAATATGGAAGAGTGTGAATATGTAATCCATAGACACAAAATGAACCGTAGTCAAGTTAGACAACTACGTAACATGCCTTACTTTGATGATGATGCAATACGTAACGCTATCCAGATGGGTGCTAACTACGTAGAAAAAGATTTTGAAAGCCAGTTAAAGGACGATTCACGAAGCGAAGATGTAAATAGTAGCTTTGAGATTCTAGAATACTGGGGAATGATGGATGCAGAATACGCCAGAGAAGTAGGAATTGACTTACCCGACAGTGTTGATGACCTAGACGAAGTACAAGTAAACATATGGACATGTGGACATTACTTACTAAGAGCAGTGTTAAATCCGTTTACTCCTTATAGATTACCTTACCACGCTTTCCCATACGAAAGAAACCCATACAACTTCTTTGGTATTGGTGTAGCAGAAAACATGGATGATTCTCAACAGATTATGAATGGTCATGCACGAATGGCTATTGACAACCTAGCAATGTCTGGGTCGTTAGTCTTTGATGTAGATGAGTCTGCTTTAGTTGGTGGACAATCGATGGAGATATATCCAGGAAAGATATTCCGTAGACAAGCAGGGATGCCAGGGCAAGCTATTCACGGATTAAAATTTCCAAATACATCACAAGAAAATTTAATGATGTTCGACAAGTTCAGGCAACTTGCAGATGAGCAAACTGGAATACCTAGTTACTCTCACGGACAGACAGGTGTGCAAAGTATGACAAGGACTGCTTCAGGTATGTCTATGTTACTTGGAGCATCTAGTTTAAATATTAAAACAGTTATCAAGAACCTTGATGACTTTTTATTAAAGCCACTAGGAGAAGCCTACTTCCAGTGGAACATGCAATTTCTAGAGGACGAGTTGGATGTCAAAGGTGATTTAGAAGTTAAGGCTACTGGTACGAATAGCTTGATGCAGAAAGAAGTAAGAAGTCAAAGATTGACAATGTTCTTACAAACTGCTCAAAATCCTGCTGTTGCACCGTTTGTTAAGATTTCTAAATTGATTAGTGAACTAGCCTACAGCCTAGACTTAGACCCTGATGAGATACTCAACAACCCCGAAGAAGCCGCTGTAATGGCACAAATAATAGGAATGCAAAATGCTGGACAAAAAAATGGCAATGAAACTCAACCCGATAGTCAACAGCCCCCAATGGGAGGACCTCAAGGAGCACCTCAAGGACCTCAAAGCCTTGGACCTACAGGCACTGGTGGTGGCAACATCGGAACAGGAAATGTTCCGCTTGCAGGGGAAGATGAGTTCTCTGGTACGCCTAGAGCAACTGGACCTACAGGTTAAAGAAGCATTAACTCGGAGAGATGAAAATGTATAAAAAGAAAGGACTACTAGAAGATGAACTCTACCACGAAGGTGGTCATGTAGACGATAAAAGAACCAAAGCTTACTCTGGGGGAATGTATAGAAAGAAGTATGCCGAAGGAGGTTCGTTACTATCAGATGATATGGAAACACACACCATGCCTGATGGAACAGAAATGGCAGGAGCAACACACGGAGAATCCGATGCGTTATTACCTGACGAAAAAATGGAAGAAGACCATTCAGAATTTATTCTTGACGAAGCACTATCTGAAGAAGAACAAGATATGCTAATGTCAAAACTAGAACAAGATGAAGAACTACAATTACTATTTGATAAAGTAGTAGGCGTAGCACAAGAATTTGCTGGTTCTGGTCCTGTAGATGGACTAGGAACAGGAGTCTCCGACAGTATACCTGCAAGGTTATCTGACGGTGAATTTGTCTTTACTGCAAAAGCGGTAGCAGAAATCGGAGAAGACGTTTTAATGTCTATGATGAAAGAAGCTGAAGCTGGTGTAGATAACAGACAAGAACTTAATGTTGGAGGAATGCTAGGTGACCCGAAGCTAGATGTTGACCCTAATGGGCAACCAGTTGAAGGTGACATGGTAGAAGATGAAATCCGTAAAGGAATGTTATCTGCAAATCCAAGATTGAGACAGCGATAGAGCCACCCTATACAGGCACTCTATCATTATAAAACCCGAAAGGCGACCTTTACATACAAGCCCTCTAGTCGACATAGAGCTACCTTGTGAACGAAGCCCTGATTAGGAGAAGATGATGACTAACACAGTCCAAAAAGAACGAAAGCCAAATCCGTATAATGCGAAAAAAGATTGGCACAATAATGATGATAAACCTTTTGTATCATCTAATAGTATGTATTTTGAAGAGCCTCAGAATAAACTTTTCGACAGCGATGACATAATGGAAGTCGGTGAAGAAGGAAGTGTAAACACTGAGGAACTGGCAAGTAAGAAGAATTCTCCTTACAAAAAGCCAGACTACAAGAAACGCTATGATGATTTAAAAAAGCATTACGATAGTAAGCTTAATGAATTTAAGTCTAGGGAAGAAGACCTACTAACTCAAGTTAAACAACCTGAATATAGAGCACCTAAATCCCCAGAAGAACTTGAAAAATTTAAGACCGACTATCCTGATGTGTACGAAGTTGTAGAAACCGTTGCTCACATGCAAAGCGAATCTAAAGCAAAAGTTCTAGAAGAACGCCTTAGTAAACTCCAAGAACGTGAAGACGATTTAATACGACAAAGTGCAGAAAAAAGGTTAATGGATAGACATCCTGATTTTGGAGATATCAGAAACAGCGATGACTTCCACGAATGGGCAAAAGAACAGCACTCATCTATCCAAGCTTGGGTATATGACAACAAAGACGATGCCGATTTAGCTTCACGTGCTCTTGATTTGTTTAAAAAGGATATGGGAATTGACGTTCCTAAGACTAAGCCATCATCAAAAAAACCGACCAGACAATCTGCGGCAGACATGGTTTCCACTAAAACAACTAGTGTGACCCCTAACTCAGAAAAAGTTTGGTCAGAAAGGGAGATTGCGTCTATGAGTATGGCAGAATTTGATAAATTTGAACAAGAAATATCAGATGCTATGCAAGAAGGCAGAATCTCAAAATAAACTATTTAACTTAGGAGAAGTATTATGGCTCAATTTTTTGAACCGTCAACAGATACAAACGCTAACTTTGCAAACTCCGTAAGTGGACAAACTAATAGTTTCTTTTTACCTTCGGTTTACTCTAAAAAGGTTCTAAACTTTTTTAGGAAAGCCTCGGTAATTGAAGCTATCACCAACACAGATTACGCTGGTGAAATTTCCTCTTTCGGAGACTCAGTAAAGATTATCAAAGAACCCGTCATTTCAGTATCAGACTACACACGTGGCTCTGACACTACTGACACAAAACTAACCGACGCTGAAATTTCTTTAGTCGTTGATAGTGCTAAAGCTTTCAAATTCATCGTAGATGATATCGAAAGCAATATGTCACATGTCAACTTTAAAGAAGTAGCTTCTAGTGCCGCCGCTTATGCTCTTAAAGATGCATACGATGCAAGTGTACTAGCTACTATGTTCGCAGGTTGTTCTGCATCATCCCCTGACCATATCATAGGTTCTGACTCAGCTACTGCTGATGCAACTATGACACACGCAACCAACTCTGTTGATTTGTTTGGTTCAGATGGAACTGGTGTAGATGCTATTGATTTAATGGCTAGAATGGCTAGACTATTAGATGACCAGAACGTACCTGAAGAAGGTCGTTGGTTTGTTGCACCTCCTTCATTCTATGAAGAGTTGTCACAATCTGGCTCTAAAATGCTTTCTGTTGACTTTAACGCAGGTCAAGGTTCAATCAGAAACGGTTTAGTATCAAGTGGAAAACTACGTGGATTCGACATGTACAAGTCTAATAACATTGCTGGCACATCAAATGCTACTGGTAAGGTTATGGCTGGACACATGAGTTCTACTGCTACTGCAAACACAATTCTTTCAACTGAAGTGTTGAGAGACCCAACATCGTTTGGTGATATTGTGCGTGGTCTACATGTCTATGGTGCGAAAGTACTTAGAGATGATGCCCTATGTAGTGCATTCTACTTAATTGACTAATTAGTCAAACTCGGAGGGGTCTTCACGGACCTCTCCACTTTTTTAGGAATAATAAATGGCTACTACATATTTAGATTTAAGTAACGAAGTATTAAGAGAACTTAACGAAGTTGTCCTAACTTCTGGAACTTTTGCTAGTGCTACAGGTATTCAAGCGTTCGTAAAGGATGCTATTAATAAATCTATATTTGATATAGCAAATGCCGAACCACAGCTACCCTTTTTCTCAGCAGGAGCTAGTGGAGGAACAGACCCTTTTTATGGAAACGTCACTGTTGCAACGACAGCAGGAACTCGATGGTTTACTTTAAAGACGGGTAGTTCTGATATTAAAACTGATTACGCATCAGTAGACTGGGATGATTTTTATCTAACAACAATAAACGTGAGTGGAGAAACTACTCCTTACGTTTCTAAAGGTTTAAAATTTTTAACACTGTCTGACTGGAAACAATATTACAGGGATAGTGAAAATGCAGACGATGCAAATGGTTCTGATGCCTCACATGGCGAACCACGATACGTTATTAAAAGTCCAGACCACAGAAAGTTTGGCTTAAGTCCAATACCCGATAAAGTTTATAACGTACACTTTTATGCTTTTACAAAGCCTACAACTTTATCTGCATACAACGATTCGATTACTATGCCAGAACAATATAGTAACGTAATCACAGCACGAACAAGATATTACGTGCATCAATTTAAAGAGAATTTACAGCAAGCTTCCTTTGCACTTGACGAGTATAAAAAGAATATGAGGACTATGAAATCTAATTTGATTAATCCTACACCTACTTATATGTCAGACGATAGGACTTACTTCTAAATGGCAGGTTCTCAACCCTTTTCCGTACCGTTAGGAGGTGGACTTAATAAGTCTACTAACTCTTTAGCGTTACTACAGACCCCAGGAGTTGCTACTAAGTTAAGAAACTTTGAAGTGTCACCAGAGGGTGGGTATCGTAGAATAAATGGATTTAGTTTATTTGGAGATACCTTACCTAATTCTGCTAATGATGTAGAAGGATTGTTAGTATACGCAGATGGCGTACTAGCTGTTGTAGGTGATGATATATTTTTTAGTCAAGACGGAGAAGATGCTTGGCTACAAGTAAACAAGGCAAGTGTTGCCTCTAGTGGTGATAACTATAGTGCGTTTACAGGAAGAAGTGAACTAGCTTTAAGTTCAATAGACCAGTGTGAGTTTGCAATCTTTGAAGGAACATCACAATATGGTGAAGTAGTTATAACAGATAAGAGTGGTTTAAACAAACCTTTCTTATTTAAAATGACTGGAACTTCTGCTAACTTAAATGCTAGAACATATTTTGTAAGTCAAATAACTATTGACGGCTCTACAAAAGCTAAGTTCTGTACAATACATGACCAACATTTAGTTGTTGCAGGAGACCCAGCCACACCTAACACTATTTATTATAGCGGCACTAATGACATAGATAGCTTTACTAGTACAGGTTCAGGTAGTGTAACATTAGAAGATAAGGTAGTAGGTCTTAAGAGTTTCCGTAACGAACTATTTATCTTCTGTAGAAACTCAATATTTAAATTACAAAATATAAATACTGCGGCTACAACGGCTGTAGTTCCTGTTACTAAAAACGTAGGTTGCTTAGACGGTCAAACAATCCAAGAGATTGCTGGTGACCTTATATTCTTAGCACCCGATGGATTCAGAACAGTTGCAGGTACATCAAGAATTGGTGACGTTGAGTTAGGCACAATTAGTCAGGCTATACAGCCTTTAGTTAATGATATTGCTAATGCCGCCAACACATTACAATTTAGTAGTGTTGTGCTTAGAGATAAGTCACAATACAGAATGTTCTATAGTACATCATCAGATACAAGTGCAACATCAAAAGGTATTATAGGAACACTTAGACCACAAGGATTTGAGTGGTCCGAAACATTAGGTATTCAAGCACCTGCTATTACATCTGGATTTGATAGTTCAGGATTAGAAAGAGTTTACCACGGTGATAGAGATGGTAAAATATTTAATCATAACTTAGGAAATAGTTTTAACGGTGCAAACATTGAAGCAGAATACCAATCACCAGATTACGATTATGGTGACTTAGGAACTCTAAAAACTCTAGACTACACTAAGATTGCTTTTACTCCAGAAGGAGATTGCCAACCAACATTAAGAGTTAGATTTGACTACGACAGTTTAGATACCCCACAACCCTCTGACGTAGTACTAACAGAAATACCAGAACCAGCTATTTTTGGAACAGCATTATTTAATGCACAAAAGTTTGGAGCAACCGAACAGCCTCTTGTAAGGCAAGGTTTGACAGGTAGTGGACATAGTAATTTTTTCAAAATATTTAGTGCAGACACTACTGCACCATATGCAATTAACGGTTTATATGTAAACTATAGACCATCAGGAAGACAATAGGAGATATAATCAATGGCTACTTATGTAAGACAGAGTTCGTTTAGTGATGGAGATACAATTACAGCGGCACTTTTTAATAACGAATTTAACCAATTAGTAAACGCTTTTGACGTAGCAACAGGACACACCCATGACGGTTCTACCGCAGGTGATGGTGGACCGCTTTCTAATTTATTTAGTAACGCTTTAGTATTTGGTACTAACACCAACAACGATATTGCAATAACTTTTAACGCCACAAGTAATGATGGTGTTTTAACGTGGATGGAAGATGAGGATTACTTTAAGTTCTCAGATGACATACTACTTACAACAACAGAAAAAGTACAGTTCAGAGACACTGCAATTTATATTAACTCTAGCACTGATGGACAACTCGATATAGTAGCCGATACCGAAATCCAAATTGCCGCTACAACTATTGATATGAACGGCAACGCAGATATCTCTGGTAACTTAGGAGTTGGTGGTAACTTAACAGTAACAGGTACAACTACATTCAATGGCGGCACAATCACTATGGGTGATGCGGCTACTGACAATGTTGTGTTTGGTGCTGACGTAGACTCTAACATTATTCCTGATGATGACGATACATATGACCTTGGTAGTTCTACACAGCAGTGGAGAAACTTATTTATTGATGGCACTGCAAACATTGACAGCCTTGTAGCTGATACAGCAGACATTAACGGTGGTACGATAGATGCCGCTAATATTACTGTAGGCTCTGGTAAAACTTTAAATGTTTCAGCAGGTACACTAACACTAGCAGATAATCAAATTTCTGGTGATAAAGTAGAAGGCGGTACAATTAACGCTACTACTATTAACACTTTAACATATGGTAGTATTACAGACGGTACTATTACAGTGACAGCTTTTGTTGATGAAGACAACATGGCTTCTAACTCAGCAACACTTATTCCAACACAGCAGTCCGTAAAAGCTTACGTAGACGCACAAGACACAGCACAAGACTTAGACC